CCTTTGTGATTGATTGGTTAACGAGCAACCAGTTAAAAGAGTAATTAATATTAATAGTATGTATTTCATGCTTTATTCTCCAAACCATTTACGGCCATCATTAAAAAGTCATAGTCTTTGCCGCCGTTACTATGCAAGTAAAACCAATCCTGCTTTCTATCTATCAATACAAGGAATTCAGAAAGCGTATACCCCTTGCCATGTATCATTACTGTAACTCTATTCATTATTAACAAAGCCCTTATTCATTTCGTGTGATTTATCCTTAAGCGAATCAATGGTAACCATCACGCATCTGGCAACAGCTACGCTTTTAAGTGCTGCATTACCTCCAAAACAACCAATATGGCTAACCTGCTGCGCTGCCATTGCTGTTGTCATTGCCATTTGAGCAACACAAACAGCCCTACGCGCAATAAACGGTTTGCCATAACACTTGCGCCACACCTTTAACTTTGATTTTTTAAATGACTTATTCATTGCCTTATCCTATAAAACCGTATTAATGTACGATTATAACCCCTATTTACCATTAGTCAATAAATGTTAAAATATAGTCTAACTTTGTGAGTTAATCAACGGTCAGTGACCAGGATAATAAAATGTCAGAAGAAAACACGTTTACACAAGAACAATTTGAAGCACTACAAGCCGAAAATGAAACATTTAAGCAAGAAAATGAAGGGTTCAAAACTAGCACGGAGTCCATGCAAGCTAAAATGGATCAGTTACTAGGTGAAACAAAGAAAGCCAAAGCAGATAAAAAAGAGGCTGATGATTTAGCTCAAGCGGCGGCAAATGCCAAAGCACAAAAAGACGGGGACTTTGAGCAGCTATTCAACTCAAGCTCTGAACAAGCTCAGGGCTATAAGACAGAGTTAGATACTTTACGCAATCAAATATCATCTGAAAAGCGTAATAGTGAGGCACTTAAAATTGCAGGTCAACTTGCAGACGGTAGCAATGCCGAGTTATTAAGTGATTATGTTGCTCAACGGTTAAAAGTAACTGATGAGGGCGTAAAGGTTTTAGATTCAAACGGGCAATTGACTGTGTCAACTGTCGAAGATTTAAAAAACGAATTCCAAGGCAATGCGCGTTTTGCGTCTTTACTTAAAGGAAATCAAAGCTCTGGTGGCGGTGCTGCTGGCGGTGAACAAAGTGGCGGTGCTGCGAACAAAGTAATATCTCGTGCTGAATTCGATAAAATGGACTCATTTGCAAAAGTGAAACATTTTAAAGATGGCGGCAAAATAACAGATTAATATAAGGTAGCACAATCATGGCTAACACATTAACAAATTTAACACCTGATTTATATCAGGCTATGGATGTAGTATCACGCGAATTAGTGGGCTTCATCCCTTCAGTAACTTTAGATTCAGGCATTGAACGTGCGGCTGTAGGTCAAACGGTACGTTCTTTTGTAACTCCTACTTCAACTGCTTCAGACATCTCGCCGGGCGTTAATGCTCCTGATGATGGTGATCAAGTAATTGGCAATCAAAACATGACTATTTCAAAAAGTCGTGGCGTTCCGTTCCGTTGGAATGGTGAGGAACAACGTGGCGTTAATAGTGGCGCTGGTTACAACCAAATCAAAGTAGATCAAATTGCTCAGGCAATGCGAACTCTTACTAATGAAATGGAAGCTGACTTAGCAGGTCTTTACTCTACAGCGTCACGCGCTTATGGTACTGCTGGAACTACTCCTTTCGCGTCTGACTTATCAGATACAGCGCAAATCCGTAAAATCTTAGCTGATAATGGTGCGCCTTTAACTGATATGCAGCTAGTTATGAATACTGCTGCAGGTGCTAAAGTTCGCACACTAGGTCAACTAACTAAAGCTAATGAAGGCGGTGATACTTCTTTATTACGTCAAGGTGAGTTACTAGACATTCATGGCATGAGCTTGCGAGAATCAGCACAGATATCAACCATAACAAATGGTACTGGTACAGCGTACACCTCTGACACTGCCGGTTATGCTATTGGTGACACTGTTATCACGCTGATTACAGGTTCAGGTACTGTGTTAGCTGGTGACATTGTGACATTTGCCGGTGATACCAACAAATACGTTGTTGCTGCTGGTGTTGCTGCTCCTGGTGCTATCACCTTGGCTGCTCCTGGCTTGAAACAAGCAATTCCAGGATCTGCAACCGCACTAACTGTTGGTGATGATTTTGCTGCTAACTTTGCATTTAGCAAGTCTGCAATTGTTTTAGCTACTCGCGCACCAGCCCGTCCTGAAGAGGGTGACATGGCTGATGATGTAATGATGATCACTGACCCGCGTTCAGGCTTATCTTTCGAGATTAGTCTTTACAAACAATATCGCCAGGTTCGTTACGAAGTTGCCGCAGCATGGGGCTTCAAGAACTTCAAACCTGAACATTCAGCTTTACTATTAGGTTAGTAATTAACTGAATAAGGAAAAGGACTTTTAATCGAGTCCTTTTTTATTGCCTGTTATTTCGTACAGTGTTATTTATGTGTTAATTTGATATAATGAATTTTATAAAATAACCACTGCCAAAATAGGCTAAAGATGAACGATCAAGAAAAGGAAATGTTGCCCGAAGATGTCAAACGTAGATTAAGCATTATTGAGAGTAACATGAGTGAGTTATTAGCGAGAATTGATAGCTTAGAAGAAGATTTAAATGGCGAGGTAGAATAGTATGGATAAGTTAGAAACTTGCATTGTTAAAGACAAAGCCGGCAATGATGTTATCATCAATGTAGAAGATAAACACCTTTATGCTAATTGGAATAAGACCAAAAAAGCTAAAGCAGAACCTAAAAAAGCTAAAAAGGCTAAATAGTGGGTCCGTATCGCAAGCCAGTTCCAGCTAATAGAACATTAATCGACGGAATATGGTCGGATTTAATGGACTTGTGGCACTCTTCATTCGAGGTGACAAGCAGAGGCTCAGTAGGACTTGGTGTATTCGTTCAAGACCAAGCGACTGAAATGTTAGACTTGCCATTTTTACAAGAAAAGGTAACGGGCTTAACATTAGGGGCCAATACTGTAACTGATACACGCACTATACAATTATCGGCGGGTCACGGACTAACTACTGGTAACAGTGCAGGTCACATAATAGAACTTGCTCATGTGGTTGACGGTCACTTCTATCAGGGTGAAATACTTAGTATAGCTGGTGACGTGTTAACTGTAGCGCCACCAATGACTGATATCTATGATATAGCAACTACTGTTATCGGTACTGGCAACCCAAATATGGTGCAAGATGCAGCCACAGGTGTTGCAATAGACGGGAGCGTAACTCCTGTAATATTTACAGTCAAACCGCTACCATCACAATCTGGTGATATTACTAGAATTGTTATAGCAACAACGTCATCGAATCCAAGTGATTTATCAACATTTGGCGGTGCGCCAGCTTTGCCTGTAGGTATAACTCTAAGAGTTAAGCGGTCAAATGGCACGTTTAAAAACTTGTACACTTACAGATCGAACTTTGACATCGCTATACACGCAGCAGGGGACATGGAGCCACCATTTGAGCCAAAAGTAACGGGTAATACACTTCACGGGCTTATTGCTAGAGTGACATTTAATTCACAAGATAAGCATGGTGTAGTGGTTAGGCTTGATGGTAATATTGACGAAGAATTGCAAGTTATTATATCTGAGCTAATGGACAACACAGCAAGCGGTAACTTAATAGTTGAGTTTTTAGCGCAAGGTTCGGAATTACAGGAATAATTATGACAACTAAAAGACACGACCCAATACCAGGCGAAGGCGGCGGCAAAGGCTGCTGTAGACGCAAAGGCGGTGACGATAAATCGTTCTATGAGAATATGGAGCGTATAAAGAAAACAGAATGTAAATCAAGCCGAAGTTCGTTTGTGATGCGTGTTAACGGGAAGGTGGTATAGTGACTTTAGTAATAGAAGATGGTTCAATAGTTACAGGCGCAAACTCTTATGTGGATGATGCTGAGTATGTTGCTTATGCTTTGGCTCGTGGTAAAACAATTGGCTCTGATGCTACAGCAAGGGAAATCGAGTTAATACTTGCAATGGATTATATCGAGAGCTTTCGCGATCAATTCAAAGGCGTAAAAGTACAATTCGATCAACCGTTACAATGGCCCCGTTCAGGTGTTTACATTGACGGGTATATTGTTGACTTTGATTCGATACCTCAAGAGCTTAAAGATGCTCAAATGGAGGCGGGTATAGTTGGCAATTCTACCAATCTATTAAAATCAGGCACTAATCAAAATATAGCAAAAGAAAAGCTAGGTGATATGGAAATTGAATATTTCAACGGCGGCTCATGGGAAAGTGTACAGACTGATAATATAGATGCTAAGTTTAACGTATTACTGAGTAATTCAGGCTTTGGCATTAATGCAAATGCGTTTAGGGCTTAATTATGGCAAGTAGAGTAGGCTTTCAAAACTTAGCAGACAAACTATTAAATAATACATTTAGTGACTTTCGTGATGCTGTAGTGTTTACCGTACAAGGTGATTATGATTATACAGCACAAGACGCGCCAGACGGGACACCTGTAAACACGTTTGGCATTAGGTCAGAGTATCTCAAGTCTGAATTTGACGGTGAAAAAGTACAATCAGGCGACTACAAGGTAAAGGTATTACAACAAGGTTTAGGTGTTGATGTACGGTCAGATAATGTAGAAATGACATTTAAGGGCGTTGAAGTTACTATTGAAAGTGTGAGAGAAGATTCAGCACAAGCTGTTTATACTTTGCAGGTAAGGGAAAAATGACATTCGCTAAATCTCTATCGATATCCGTTGAACTTGGTGATGAGGTCAACGAGGTTGCTAGAGGTGTAGCGTTTAGCATTTATAGATTGATTACTTTTGCCACCCCTGTTGGTAAGCCTAGTTTATGGAAATCTAAACCACCGCCAGGCTATACAGGCGGCACAGCTAGGGGTAATTGGTTTGTAGGTATTAATCAGCCTGTCAGAAAGATTGACCCCAAACGTAGAGCGCAGCAAAGCGTAAAAGATGCAACATCAGCAATTAAAAAAGCTGAGGCTGTAGAATACCCTACAATTATAATATCAAATAATTTGCCCTATATAATCCCACTAAACGAGGGGCACAGTTCACAGGCTCCGGCAAAATTTGTAGAGCTGGCAATACAAAAGGTAAAAAATGGCTAACGACATAACACTAACACAACCAGACTTGATACAAAGGTTATTAGATAATTTACCTGCTGGTTATACTGTGGCAAAGGTAAAGCTGCCAAATGCGCCATTTACTACACCTAAAAGCACTAAATGGCTGAGAGCTACTGTAAATTTAAATAGTGGTGATAATGTTACACCTGATGGGTATCAGAGAACCTATGGCATTTATACAATAGATATATTTTACCCTAAAGGCGAAGGGGATAAAGCGCAAAATGAGGATGCCAAACTAATTAGGGCAACCTTTAACAATCAAGAATTTAACAATACTAAATGTTTAGCTTCAAGCATCTTATCAGGTGACGAGGACGGGGCATGGTATAAGGTTTCAGTAGATACAGAGTTCTACTTTGAAGGCGTTTAGTAAATTATAGTAATGTGTTAGAATAACTTAACAATCAAATAAGGAGCCTTATAATGGCTAGTACAGTAGCAGATCGCTCATTATCGGGCAATGATATTTCTTTTCACCTAAGCGCACAAACAGCCAAAGGTGCTATTAATGTAACACCAGCTTTTGATAAGTTCAGACGCACAGAAGGTAAGGCGATGGAAACAGTCGCTTATACTACTTCTAATGAGGTCAAGACTAATCGACAAGCGCGACAACAAATTCAAGACAGTTCAACTTTTGCTGCTGAGTTATCGTTCGAATTGAACGAGCAAACAGCAACTTATTTTGATGGTTTAATTCATGGGGTGCAAGCTGATAACGGCATTGCTGCACAAACAACTGTTGCTGCTGTTGCTGCTGGATTTACTGATTCAGGCTCAGGCTTAGATAATTTGGTTGTGGGTGATTGGATCAAAGTGGCTGGTTTTGCTGATTCAACTATTGATGGATTTTATAAAGTTTCTGTGATTAATTCCCCTGGCGATTTTGACACTATCCCAGCGCCTGCTAACACAGAAGTGGCAGGAGCAAGTGTCACTGTCGAATCAGAAAAAACCGTGTCAGGTAGCGCACCAACGTATTATACAGCGCAAAACAGAACAGTCGATAAATCTGCTGTTGGTGATATTGCTTATCACACTTATTTTGATGCGGTCCCCAACACTGGTTCATTAGAAATTGGTGAAACTGGCAAAATTACCGGAAACTTTGCATTTAACATTGAAAGTCGTGTTGCTGGCTCTGCTTTAGTCGCAGGCCAAACAGATAACGCTAATGATACTTCAGATGCGGCAGGTGTTGAAAATAACATTTCTACTATCTATGTGGACGGTGTTGATTCTTTATGTGGCGTTAAATCGTTTGGCTTAGAGTTCAATAATAACTACCAGGGTGACCGCTCTGCTGCTTGTAGCGGTGAACGATACGCTTTCGGTGATGTTGAAGTTACCGGCGCTTTAGTTACTCGCGCTTTAATCTCAAACACATTCGACTGGCAAAGTAAGTATGAATCCAGTACACCTTCATCTGTTGCTGTGTTGGTTGAGTGGCCTAAAACTTCGCGCTGGATGATTATTGAGATCATGCAAGCTATCATCACGGAGCACTCAATGGCTGATGGTTCAAACGTAATAAGTTCTAATGAAATGAGTTACGCTGCCGAGGAAGATAATGTGACAGCGACAACTATTCAATTGTTTAGAAACTTCTAACATGGACCTAAACGACTACAAAGAAAGCCTAGATAAGCAAGAAAAGGGATCGCCTTGCTATCTAGGTGAGGGTTCGTTTGATGTTAAGCGAATTCACACTCCCGAATACAATAAGCAAGTAGAAGAAATTAAACTAGAGCTATACGGATTTAGCGCGAAAGAAATGGATGACAACTTAATCCTTGCTCATTGGCTTTGTGAATATGGTGTTACAGGTTGGTCTGGTGTATTTGATGGTGAAGAAGAATTAAAATACTCACAATCTAACGCTAGAAAAGTATTCCTTAACCCTGAAATGTTTATGAGTGTTAATTCTTTGCTAGTCAATCATGCTAGAGATTATGCTAATTATTTACATGATGAAGTCGAAAAGGATATAGACGCAGTAAAAAAGAACTGAGTTACCGTCGCGAGGTTGGCTATGGTGACGAGGAAGCGCAAATATACAGACTTTATAAGTCGCAAGGGCAATTAGCTGAACTTGAGAAATTAAAGCCTAAATTAACCGTTAGACAAGCTTCATTATCAAATGCGTTTAGCCGGTTAAGTTTAGAGCGAGAAACAAATCAGGGTGTACCTGTTACTATAAAAGAAAGAGATATAAGGTATTATCAGGAATTTAACGGCTCGTGCTTCTACCCTAAAGACTTGTTTATAATGGCTATACACTCAATTGATTCTGAATATATAAAACAACAATGCGAAGAGATACGGCGCAAAGTTAAAAAGGTTAAGTAATGGCTATTGAACGATTTATTGACATCAAAGTAAAATCTAAACCGGCTGAGGCTAGTGTAGATAAACTTGATAATAAGATGGTCAAACTTGGCGCTGATGTTGATAAGGTCAATATGTCAGTAAACAAGACCACCAAAAGCATGACTAAAATGACCAAATCAGCAGAGGGTGTCAAAAAAGGTGTTGCTGGTGTTGGTCGTGGTGCTGGTATGGCTGGTATTCAGTTACAACAATTCGTCGGTCAAGTTCAAGGCGGTCAATCTGCCATGCTTGCATTATCTCAACAGTCTGCCGATTTAGGTTTTGTATTAGGCGCTCCTTTATTGGGTGCTGTTGTTGGTATATC